ATGGCTACAAGTAGCCAAAAATTTCATCATCGAGCTTCCGCTTGAGATACTTGCCTTTTTCGTCGTGCCGATCGTGCTGCTTTTTTTAAAAGAGAGCGACGACCATCTGCCGGGCTGCTTTCGCTGGTTTGAGGATGCCGACGACTACTACGACGGACAAAGCGCTGCGATCAACGGCGACGGCGGATGGAGACGGGAGCATTTCCCGCCGCCTAAAAACCGCTCTTATTTCGCCCGTCTTTGCTGGCTACTGCGTAATAGAATAGGCTATTTTAGCGTCAAATATCTAGGCGTAAAAGTCCTAGACGTTCAACCTTCTAGCGTCGTCACTCAAGGCGACGTGCTTATTACGCAAAACAAAGGACGCAAAAGCGGTTTTTGCAAGGTAGAGTGTCGTCTAAAAGACGGACGGGAGCGGTTTTGTTACTACCGAGAGATCAGATACACGGGCTTTTTAAGCGGCTTTTATTGCCGCATTTACGTCGGCTGGAAGCTCATGGACATAGCCGGCGCAAATCCCCAAAATTGGCACGAGTTTATCGAAGACGGCGATAAAAAGGTGCTTAAAACTGTATGGGCGTTTCATCCGCTAAAAAGAGTAAAAAAATGAAAACATCAACTAAGACTTTTATGATTATTGCGGCGGCTATATTGATCGCGGTCGCAATGATAAATTTAATCAAATAAGGGAGCAAAAATGAAGCTGATAGTCGAGAGGATTAAAGAGATTTATGACGGCACGATAGGCAGATTTCGCCTAGTTTCGCAAGATGGGCGCGTGCTGCTAGAGGGCTTTACGCTCGAGCCCGCGGGTCCTGATACCGTAGAGCGCGGCCGCGACAAGCGGATACCGGCCGGAGTTTACCAAACGACCTGGCATGAAAGCGGTAAATTTCAAAGGCTTTTGCCGCTGCTTTATAACGAAAAGGTGCCGAAAGATAGATGCATACTCATCCATAGCGGCAACGTCCCAAAAGATACGCAGGGGTGCATCTTGCTTGGAAACAAGGCGGACGAATACGGAGTTTGCGACAGCAAAATGGCGCTAGAAGCGTTTTTGAAGCTGATGTTCAAAAAAGAATTTCAAGTAGAAATCACCAACAAATTTTAAAAGGAGATAGCATGGCAGCAAAGTTCGGAGTAAACATGAGTAGCCCAGAAGCAAAATGCTACAAATTAGCGTTTTGCGGGGCTGCGAAGAATGTATGTTTAGTAATAAATCATAATTTAGAGTTAAAGGAGGTTAGACATGGCTGCTAAGTTCGGAGTAAACGTAACCATTTCAGCTGAGGCCGCAAGACCTATCAGCGTAGAAAGCGTTACGCCCATAGGAATCGCCGGATACGAGGAGGTCCTGGAAAACGGTCTACATTTTTTCATGACGACGGCAAAGGCGCTTGAAGCGTTAGAGGCAAAATACAAAGCCAAAAAGGACGCGAGCCAAGCTTTTAAAAAGGGCTCTATTTATAGGGCGTTAAAGGGTATCGAAGATCAGGCGGTGAATACGCAAATAATATTAAGCGTATTCGTCAAGGACGACGATAGCGATACGAACGACGAGATCACCGAGTGTAAAAATGCTATATCAGAGCTAACCAAAGCAAAATCTCGCTTCGGATATAACCCAAACCTAATCATAGCGCCGGGATTTAGCCACGAAGACGCCGTAAAAGGCGAGATAGAAAAAGTAGCTACCAGGCTAAAAGCGACCGGCATCGTAGATTTAAAAGCCCAGGACGCGGCCGCAGCGATAGTAAAGATGGGAGACTTCGGCACTAGAAGACTGGTCGCTGCATATCCTAACGTCAAGGTTTGGGACGATGAAACGAACGCTTACGTCTATGAGGGGCAAAGCGCTAGAATAGCGGGGATGATAGCTCATACGGACGGCGCAAGCGAGTTTGGATATAGCGACAGCTACTCAAACAGGGTTATGATAGGAGTCTCGGGCACGGAAATAGACGTAGATTTCGAGCTTGGCGAGACGTGCACGGCCGATGAGTTAAGGGCGGCTAAAATTTCGACCGTCATTAGAGAAAGCGGTTTTAGAGCGTGGGGCGGAGAGACTAGCGATCAGGATACTATATGGAAAGACCTTGCAAGAGTAAGGGTATTTGACCGTATTTCGCAGGCTTGCCAAAAAGGCGTATTATTTGCGATAGATAAAAAAGCAGATCAATTATATCACGCCAAAAGAAGCGTTAGCGAGCTGCTTAGGGGGCTTGTAGGGGCAAAGGTATTGCTCGGATACGAGCTATCTTGGAGCGAGAAAAATACGCTAGTAAACATCACGGACGGCAAATTTTATCTAGACGTCAGAATGCAAAACACCCCTATCGTAAAACAGCTAACGCTTGATTTTATCTATGTCGATAAATACGGCGAAACACTGATGAACGATTTAAACAAATAAATTCAAAGAAAGGAGAAGTAGTAAAAGTAGGCGGCCGAACATAAACGGCAATCGCGAAGTATTGCGCAGCATGGCGAGACGGTCTTAAAATTTTAAGCGGAGCATACATGTAGTATGTGAGCATTAAAATTTTAAGATTAACGAAGCTAGGCGAAGCAAGACGAGCAGGCTTACTTTACGAAAAAAGTTATGGTAAAAAGACAGATACCTCAGGTTGTTCAGGAGGCCAATGTTTTTATAAACGGCCAAGGATATTTAGGCGTCGTTAAATCTCTAACTATCCCAAAGATAGAACAAGAGATGATCGAAGTCAAAGGCGCGCTTGGCGGCAATTTCGCAAGCGGGACGATAAAACCCGTAGAAATGGAGTTTAAGCTAAGCGTACTCGATAAAAACACCTATCTTGGATACGGGCTAAATACTTGGAATAACAGAATTCCTTTTTTATTTAAAGCTAGCGTATTTCAAGCGGGCAAAGGCGCTCCAGAGCCTTTTTCTATGGCCGTAACCGGCGATATTACCGAGATAGACCCGGGAAGCTTTGAAAGCGGAAAAGAGATGGAAGTGAGCGTCAAACTAGCCGTACATTTTTTAGATATAAATATAGGTAAAATCCCCGTGGCGCTATTTGACGTAGAAAACATGATATGCCTGATAGGTGGGGTGGATTATTTGGCGCAAGTGCGTTCAAATTTGGGCGAATAATAAATATTTTCTATCGGCGACGAGAGCTGCGCCGATAGATTAAACGGCTTTTAAAGGCCTTTAAATTTTAAGTCAAAGGAATAAAAATGAGCAAGAAAAATGAAATCATCGAACAAGACGGTATCAAATACACCGTCATTACGCTATCAGGCGGTAATGAAGTTAAAATCAGGCATCCAAAGGGCAAAGATCTTCGCTTTGCTATGAGCGGCGCAAAAGGCAGCGAGGCCGATTTGACTTTTAGGCTAGCTAGCAACCTTACTTGTATGAGCGAAGCCGAGCTTGAGGAGCTAGAAGCTAAAGACTGTTCGCTTATTCTTAGCGCGGTGGCGCGTTTTTTGTCCTAGGCCATACCTTTGAGGGCGTAGCGATAATAGGTCATACGCTTCATTTTTCGTTTGATGAAATTATGGAGTTTAGCACAGACGAATACGTAAAATTTTTAGGGATCGCAGAGGAGATATTAAAGAGTAAATTTTAGCGGTTTGCTTTTATGAAACCGCTTTTTGAGCCTCTTTTAAAACGTAGCCGACGATGCCTATAAAGCCGCCTAGCAAGCCAAGACCAAATAGTACGGCTATGACATTATCAAAAAGGCCGGGATAAATATAAAACAAAGCCGCAAATAAGGCGATAAGTAAAAACACTTTCATATTTAATCCTTTTTATAGGAATTGTATCACAAAAAGGAGCGCAAATGCAAGAGACGTCGGTAGGTATCGGTATCGGCCTAGCCGTTAGAGGCCTAAGCCAGATAAATACACTAAGAGATAGTCTAAGGAATATGACCAGGACGATAAATGAGGCTAGGCAGGCTCTGGGTTCTCTTGATAACGCCAGATTAAATAACTTACAAGAAAATTTAAGGAGCATGAGGTCGAATCTAACGAGCGAGCTGGCCCAAATACCAAACGCTTTAAAAACCAGTGTCATAGCAGTGCCTATAAAACTAGCCATAGACGACGAAGCAGCCTTTGCTAACGTCAAAAAATACGTAGACGATAGCGAAGAAAACTTACTAAAGCTAAAAAACGAGATGAGAGGGCTTTCAAGCGAGCTTGGAGAAAGCTTTGAAAATATCGCAAACATCGCAAGCGGCGGAGGCAAGATAAATTTAGCCGGCGAAGATCTCGTAAAGTATACGAGACTGTTGGCTACAGGTTCTACGGCGTTTGAAATGAGCGCCGAGCAAGTAGCTACTGCAGCTAATAATATGAAAGTGGGCTTTAAGCTAGATAAGGTCGATGAGCTCAAAGAGTTTTTCGACGTCGTGAATTTGCTTGACAATAAAGTCACTAACGCAGGAGCAGCCGACATACTTACGGCCACCTCTTTAACGGCGGGAAATGCAAATTTGCTCGGATTAAACGAAAAAGCCGCCAGTGCGATCGCGGCAAGCATGCTAAGTACCGGCAAAGCCCCGTCGGTCGTAGGCACTTCGCTAAATTCCCTTTATACTAGGCTAGCCAATATAGACAACCAAGGCAATAAATTTCACGAGGCGCTAGCTACGATAGGCCTAGATGCTAAGCATCTAAAAACGGCTATCGGCAAAGATGCCGCGGGAGCCGTAACGCTATTTTTAGATCGTATTGCCGCTGCGCCCAAAGAACTCCAAGCCGGACTACTTTATGATCTTATGGGCGGAAATTTTAGCGACGAGATCGCAGGACTCATCACTAATATGGATGCTTTTAAAGCCAATATGAAAATGGCCTTTTCGGACGAAGCCGCAGGAAGCATGCAAAAAGAATTACAAGTTAAACTAAATACTGCAAAGTCGGGCATCCAAAGGCTTATGCAAGCCTGGAGAAATTTAGGCTCTAGTTTAGGAGAAACCTTTTTGCCGCTTACCAACTCTTTAGCATCGATGTTGAGCTCTTTAGCTAAATTCTTAAGCGACTTAAGCGCTAAATTTCCAACGCTTACGGCAGTAATGATAAGCGCGGTAGCGGGGCTTATGCTATTTAAGCCCGTATTTTTGATAGTAAGGATAGCCGCCCTTAGCGCAACGGATGCGTTTATAACCTTGGTCAGGGTGCTTAGGTTTTTAAACCCCGTTACGATGATAGCTAGAGCTAGAACCCTGGCTCATGCCGCAGCTCTTAAGATACAAGCGGCAGCCACGTGGCTCGTAGGGGCTAGGCTCAGAGCCGCTCTGATACTAGCCGCAG